GGATCCGCTTACGGGCAACCCAGCGGATATCCTCAAACTCATCAGCATCCGGATCCCAGACAAGGTTGTCGATGGAATCGTAGAAGGATCCGGCGAACCTGACTGCCGAGCCGGGCGGCTGGTACAGCTCATGCCACCACACGCCCGCGCCCTTGATGAACGCCTCATCGACCACCTTGCGGGTGTGCCGCTTGAGATCCAGTTCATTGGGCGTGTAGTTCAGGTAGTCTTCCAGCAGCCTGGCGATGAGCTTGCGCCGCTCATACAGCATGCCCTGCTGCTCAACGGCCTGCTGGTAGGCCATCATCATCGGGTCAGGCATCATCACCGGCTGGCCGTCTGGGCCGATGATCGGCTGGCCATCAGGGCCCATCTGCGGCACGGGAGGCTGCGGCTGCACGCCCAGGAGCGCCGGCCCGATGACCGGGTACTCCTTGGCCGTCACAGTCCGCTGGGGGTTCCGGTGGTGGATGACCGAGCCGAAGAGCGTGACGGCCTCAAAAACACGGTTCACCACCATCCGGAACGGCGGCGGGTCAATGCCCTTGTTGTAGCCCCGCTCGCCACGCGCATGCTCGTTGGCCCACATGGCGTTCGGGTCGGACGAGTAGAAGCCCATGGCCTCCTTGGCATCGTCCGAAAAGACCTTCTTGTGCTTCTCTCCCTGCTTGATGCACTCCAGCCAGCGCTTGGCTATCGGGCGCAGAGGGTTTTCGTCAGACATGGCGTCTCCTACTGACTAATGCCCTCACTTGGCCTTTTTGGGCTCCAGGGCCTCCAGCTTCTTCTCCAGCAGGGCCAGCCGCTCGGAAAGCAGGGAAATCCGGGGATCCTTGGGGCGATGCTCCCAGAAGCCGTACTTCTTCCACTCCGGGAACTCATTCACCCCTTCGTCCGTGACATGGTGGACCGAGGGCTTGATGCTCACCCCAGCCTCCCCAGACATGGCGTACAGGGTCACCGTCCTGGACGCCGCCTTGCAGACGATGGCTGGCACATGCGGGGCGCCTTCATGGGTCTGGAACAGGACGATCTCACCAACTTCCGCCTTCGGCATCTCGTAACTCATCGCTTAATACTCCCACTGGGGGCTAGGAAAATACACGGGTCTTCGGACTTCCGTTGTCTCATCAGACGATTGGCATGCCACTTCACCCACCACGGCTCTGGGCCAACCTGCGTCGGCGGCCGGTGGTACTTGGGTTCGTAGGCGCAGAGGTACTCCGCGGTCTGGCAGGCGTGAACCTCGCCCCGCGTCTGCGGCTCGTCGGTCACGTAGACCTGGCCGTTGACGGTGGTGGTCTTCTTGCGATACCGCTTCAGCTCCCGAACGAGGTTCGGGCAGCCACCTTCCAGGATTTTGAACTTGGTGGTCCCGTCACCGCGGATGTGCATGTACTGCCGCACCATGGCCGTGCGGGCCGGGATGTCATCGGATCCCGGGAGGAACTGGTGGGCCGTGAGGGCGAAGCGGAGGTTCCGTTTCTTCAGCTCCTCGGAGTACATCTCATGGGGCAGGCGGCCCGAACCCAAGTCCCGGAGGGCACCGCCGTGCATGTCCATGATGGCGGCGTAGATGTACTGGTTCTGAGCCTTGGCAAAGAACTGCTCGCCCCAGATCAGGGCATTGCAGTTGCGGATGTACAGTTCGTCATAGAAGAGGATGAACTTCTCATCCGGCGGGACCGCAGCGAACAGCGTAGCCATGACGGCATGGCCGGGGTCAATCGCCACGTACCGCGTCCAGTCCGCCGGGATCTGACCGTCCGGAAGTTCCGAGCGGCCCATCATGTGGACCGACGCATTGAACGTCGGATACATCAGCGTGGACTGGGTGGTGAATTCACCCTCGGCCCGCATCTTCAGCTCGTCCTGGCCGAGGGCAGCCCACCGCTCTAGGTTCTTCTGCTTCTCTTCGTCATCAATGGCCTTGTTGTCCAGGAATCTCAGGACGAACTTCTTGATGATCGGATTGGGCTCGCCGCTCTCCTCCGCCTTCTCGGCACGCTCACACAGGCCAATGAGCGCATCGTTCTTGGAGTGCGGCATAGCAGACCAGATAAACCGGCCCTTGCGGTCTGCCAGGCGGGCCTGCATTTCGCCCACCCACGCCTCATTGTTCAAATCCTCGTCCAGCCAGCAAAGGTCCGTTTTGAAGCCCTGCGGCGGCTCGCCTTCAGACGAGAAGCAGTAGATAGTCCATCCGTTGGTCAGCTCCGCCTTGTTGAGGTAGTGGGCGTTCTTCTGAACCCAGGACAGTTCCTTGACCATGCGGGGCGGGATCAATGGCGGCGCCGGCTTGGCGAGGTGCTTACGCGCGTCGTCCACTCCGTAGCGGAAGGCTCTCCAGGCACCAGTCTGTTCATCGCGGATGATCTTGAACGCATCGGGGCGAAACAGGATCTTGTAAATCACCATGCCGATGTGCTGCCAATTCCTGCCAACAATCACCAGCGTGCCGTCCTCCTTGGGGTATTTCCCGTACGGATCCTGGCCTGTCACGGCCCTCGCTGCCTCCACCGCCACGCACAATGATTTGCCGGCTCTGTTTCCGCCGATTACGATCCGCTCGCTCGCCATGCACGCATGAATCTCGTCCTGCTTCGGCATGGGCTCATACAGACGCAGGGCCTCCAGACGGCGCTCAGTGAGCGCGGTCTGAACGTCCTTCATCTGCGTCAGGGCGTGCTGCGTGAGCCCGCCTATCGGCCCGTCAGCCTTCGGAGGCGGTGGGATCTTCGGGTGTTTTCGCACGCTCGTTCAATTGCTGGATCGTTGGCGAAGACCATTCGCCGCAGTAGTCATTCCGCGCTACCGCCGGGAAGCTCACCACCGGGGGCATGCGATGGCATCGCAGCAAGTCCGTCTGTGGTATGACCTCCGACCAGCGGCAAGTTCGGCACACTCTGTCCATCAATCACCTCAACTTTTAGACCAGCCACGCCCAGTTTCGGCCGGCATGGATCAAGGAAATGGCTGTTTGCGACACCCCGAACCACCTCGCCAGGAAAGTGCATGGCCCGCCGTGACTGCCCCGCACTGGAGGATTCCGCCGCAGGAAAGCCTTAATGCACCGCACCTCTGGCTCAGTTAGCTTGACCGTGCTGCTCCGCGCTCCACGCATGGACCGCCCTTTAGCGGCCTTGTCGGCCATGTTGTCGGCAGGAGTCCCCAAGAACAGGTGTTTTGGATTCACGCATATCGGGTTGTCGCAGCGATGGCAGACAAGCATGCCGTCCGAAATCTCCCCATTAAATTCGGCGTATGACACGCGGTGCGCATAGCGAGTGCGACCCTTGTCACTTATTGCCCCATAGCCTGTATTGAATCGCCCGCCCTGCCATTCCCAGCAACCGCTGTCTGCGACTACGGACTTACTGACCAGCCTCTCCTTAACAGACTTCCTCATGGCTCCCGGTTTGCTCCTCCACCGACCGAATCCTCAGGCGCCGTTTGGGTCGCGCGGTCTACATAAACCACAGTTTGCTGCTCGGGGGCGGGGATCTGAGGCGCGGGAAGGCCCGGCACGCTCTCCACCACATTGACATGCTGCATGCTCATGGCCGCCTCAAGGACTTGCCGTCGCAGCTCGGCTTCCAGTTCCTCTTCGGTCATTAACTCCAATGGCTTCTTGGCACCTCCCATAGCCGTGTTTCCCACAACTAAGCGAACGACGGTGTCAAGCATCTTTGTGCGGAAGGCACCGCCGACTGGGGCTTCGTAAAATTGTTTCAGGAATGCGTTTGCGAACCCACGGACGCCGCCGAAGTAGTCCATGAGGATCTCAAGGAGCTCCGACGAGTGCGGGATGTTCGCACCGCCAAGCCGGGAGGCTTTGACGAAAGAGTCGATGGCCGACTTCTCAATCCTGGCCAGCCGCTTGTTGCGGACCTGCTTGCGCTCACCCTTGAGCTTGTCGTTCCGGCAGCGACGGCACCGCGCGTGCAGCCCATCCTTGGACTTGTGAAAGTTCTCGGTGGTGGCGGGATACGATGTCCCGCACTGAATGCAAGTCTTATACGTTGACACTCTTCAGCCAGGCCGGCGGCGAGATGTCTACCAGCTTCACGCCTGGATCGACGTTCGCCTCCCAGCATGCCTTCATCTTGCTGCTGATGTCCTTCGCCGCCAGCACCTGCGGCTTGCCCACACACTTCGGCTTCCAATGACCGGCCCAGGCGTCCCAGTTGCAGTACACGGGGCTGTATCCCAGCTTCTGGGAGCCGACCATGGACAGGTCGCGGGTCATTGTCACATCTTCAGTGGAAGCCTTCTCAGCGCAATACTTGTCCTTCCACTCGTAAAAAAACCACGGCTTGTCGGCTTCGCTCTTGGGTTCCGTAAGGTCGAAGCATCGCATGTCGTACATGATCAGCCCGGTCGGCAGCGCGGCGCACTCCTGGATGCCGGCCATCTTCACGGCCGTGTGGCGGTCGTACATTTCCAGTTGGTAGTCGGGGTTCGGGTTGTCTGAAGCCCAGTTGTTCCACCGGAAGACATACACGCACTCCTGCGGCGGGGGACCGCAGTATGGGGCACCGATGCAGCACGGCCCCTTGTGGTAGTGGTTGATAAGAAAGTCCAGGCTGCTCTTGAAGAACGGCTGGGAGCCAGGATGGCCGGCGAGCATGTCCGGCTTCATGTCGCTGTCCACCATCACCAGAACGTCCACGCCGTACTCCCGAGCCTGAATGACAGCCCGGTTGCGGGTCATGGTGATGGGCGTGTCTGACAGGTTCCAGACGCGGATGCTGCCCACGCGGTCATCCTTGGAGAGGTCAAGGACTACGGGGATCATCCACTCCCGAATGTCAGGGACTTCGGAGGAGATGCCGCCGTTGCCACCGTAAGAGAAAGTAACGATGCCGACGTTGAACTTTTGCTGCATATGTCACCTCGGGGGATAGGTAGACAAGTTTACACTAGTGCGCCGCCGGATGCAACTATATCTGCTGCATCATTGAGTAGATGCGGCGGTTGGCCGGGGACATGGAGGCCAGCCACTGCTTGTTGGCCGGCGAATTAATCGCCGCCATATGCGCGGCTCGCGACTTCTGAAGCTGGTCGGCCTGATCAGTGGGCTGGCCACTGGCGGCCTGGTTGGCGGCGCTGACCCTCGCCAGCGTGTCGGGGGCAGTCTTGCGTTGAGGCAGCTTTGGGTTGGCGGCGTCTATCGCTCGCTTCTGGCTCAGCGACCAAGCGTCCATGTTGGACATCATCTTGTTGTGGTCGGCAATCGACTGCTGCTGCCCGGGAGCAGTCTTGCGCTCATGGGCCATCCACTTGGCATGCTCGTCACGCAATGCCTGGAGCTGCTGGTCGGTGTACATGCCAGACTTCTGGGCCTCTGGCATGAGCTTGTTGAACGCAGCCTCGTACCCCTGCCCGTAATTAGATCGCCCCGAAGTCGGCTGCATGACGAGGGATTTGTACTGTTGCAGAAGGTCCGGGGGCGGCTTCTGCTGCGGAGGAGCCGGCGGGGCGGCTGGCGGCTGACCCATGTATCCGCCGCCACCGTACGGCTGGCCGTACGGCTGCTGGGCGTACGGGTTCTGCCATCCCTGCTGAACCATGTCGCCGGCCTGGCCCCACATCTGCATGGGGTTGAACTGCGGCTGCTGGCCCCACGTTGG